GACTGGAAGAGAGAGGTCAGTTTTACAAACCTTGTACATCGAATGGTAGAAAGCGATATCAATGCGGAAGAAAAGAGGTCGAGGGAAATACAAAAGGTTCGGTTCATTCCGTAATGGTAGAAATTACGAAGATCCTGCTTACGCAAGTTTTAGAAAAGCAGTCCGAAAGAGAGACGGCAATAAATGCCTCTTTCCCGGATGCGGATCTAAATCTAGATTAGAGGTACATCATATAAAGAAGTGGTCTAGCCATCCTTCAATGAGATATGATACATGTAATGGTATAACCTTGTGCAAGGAGTGCCATAAAAGGACTCAAGGCAACGAGGAGGTTTACGAGCAATTATTTTTTAAAATCTTAGAGTGGGAAGCTTTAAGAAGATTAAAGAAAAAAGAAGATGAGTAGATTCAAAATCATAAAAGACACCCGAGAGAAAAAGGGACACGGATGGTGGTTTGAAGAAGACGCTTACTGTATAGGAACAGAAGTTTCTAAGGTAGATGTCGGAGACTATGCAATCGAAGGAATGGAACATCTACTTTGTATAGAAAGAAAAGAAAGTGTCTCGGAATTTGCTGGCAACTGTGGAGAGAAAAGATTTCACAGAGAGTTAGAAAAGATGGCTACTTTCCCTCATGCCTTTTTGTTGTTTGAATTCAACTGGGCTGACATAGAAAGATATCCTCATGGCTCAGGCATTCCACAAAGAGCATGGGGATCTCTAAGAATAAAAGGGAAATATATGCAAAGGGTCATTTCTTCAATACAGTTACAGCACGGAATACACGTTATAGCATGCGGAGATAAAGTTAGAGCAGAGCAGCTAGCATTTTTAATAATGAGAAAGGTTCACGAGCTTTATGAAAAAGAGCACTAGAGATGCAATCTATAATATAATAAATTCCAACGACAATGCTTGGCTCGGAGTTGAACCAGAAGATATAGACGGGTTTGACAACCCACTAGACGATCTAACACCAGATCAAAAAGACAATCTCCATCTCCATATTATATCTATAATGAGAAAGCCAAAATATTTCCAGTGGACAGTAAAGAAACTTCTCGGCATAGAATTGCTTCCAGTCCAGACCTGTATTCTTAGGGAAATGTGGGTCAGGGCTTTTCCTATGTATATAGCTAGTCGTGGTTTTGGCAAGTCTTTTTTATTGGCTGTATATTGCTTGCTTAGATGCACTCTCATACCGGGAACGAAGATAGTTATTGTTGGAGCTGCTTTTCGTCAATCCAAAGTTATTTTTGAATATATGGATACGATATGGCGTAGCGCACCTCTTCTACAAAGTATATGCTCAGACAGTAGCGGCCCAAGAAGAGATGTTGACAGATGTACAATGAGAATAAATGATAGCTGGGCTATGGCTGTTCCTCTTGGTGATGGTAGCAAGATTCGTGGTTTACGCGCTCATACGATCATTGCAGACGAATTTAACTCGATACCTACTCATATCTACGAAACGGTCGTTGCAGGTTTTGCTGCTGTTTCTAGCAATCCTACGCAGAACGTAAAAGAAGCAGCTAAAAGAAAAAAAATGCAGGATGCTGGGACTTGGGAAGACAAGATGGAAGAAAGCTATTCTGAAAAGAAAAGCAATCAGTCTATTATAGCTGGAACTGCCGGATATGCTTTTGAACCATATGCAAACTACTGGAACAAGTATAAGTCTACAATACAAACTCAAGGAGACTTTAGAAAGGTTGCTGAGAAGATGGGAGAAGACCCTGATGATGTTCCAGACTACATGAAGAGGTTAGACTGGAAAAACTTCTCTGTGATTAGAATGCCCTATGAACTTATACCAGAGGGATTTATGGATGACCAGCAAGTTGCTAGGGCTAGAGCAACCATGCATAACGGTATCTATCAAATGGAATATGGCGCATGTTTTACAGATGACAGTCAAGGGTTTTTCAAAAGAAGCTTGATCCATTCTTGTGTTGCTAGCGATGAGAACTGTAACAAGCACAATTGGGCTCCTTGGTGTCCAGATCCATTCGATCCCATAACAAGAGGAGACCCCAAAAGTAAATACGTCATGGGCATAGATCCTGCATCAGAACAGGATAATTTTGCAATAGTAGTAATGGAGGTTCATCCTGAGCATCAGCGTGTTGTTTATGTGTGGACGACCAATAAGAAAGATTTTGCAGGCAGGAAAAAATATGGTCTCACAGATACTCATGACTATTATAGCTTCTGTGCAAGAAAGATTAGAGATTTATTACAGGTGTTTCCTTGTGGGGTTGTTGGTATAGACTCTCAAGGTGGAGGTTTTACGATAGCAGAAGGTCTTAGGGATTTAGACAAGCTAAGAACTGGTGAAAGACCTATATATCCAATCATAGAAGATAAGCCAAAAGATACAGATGATCTTCCCGGAGATCACATACTACAACTTGTCAACTTTGCAAAGGCTGATTGGACAGCTCAGGCTAATCATGGAATGAGAAAAGACATGGAGGACAAGGTTATGTTGTTTCCAAGATTTGACACGCTTAGCCTTAGTATCATGACTGAAAAAGATAAGATATTTTTTAACAATATGAAAGAAAAAACAGGAGAAGACGAAGCTCTCCGACTCTATGATACATTAGAGGATGCTGTAATGGAAATAGAGGAACTTAAGAGTGAACTATCTACAATCGTTATAACAGTCACTCAAGCAGGAAGAGAAAGATGGGACACTCCACAAATTAAGTTGGAAACTGGTAAAAAAGGTAGGATGAGGAAAGACCGTTATAGTGCGCTGGTTATAGCTAATATGATTGCTAGGTCTGAAAGGTTCATAATTCCAACCCCAGTTTACGAAAGTATTGGTAGGGTCGCTGGACCTTCAGATGGACACGGTAATGGAAGAATGTATGTTGGCCCAGAATGGACTAAAAACTTTGATCAGAATACATGTTTTAGAATAAATAAGAATCAATAGGAATTGGTGTAAAAAACAATAGGTATTGTTTAACTCTCAATGCACATTGGAGAAAAAGTGGCAAAAAGAAAATATCCCAAAAGTCAAGAAATTAACTTTGATGATGTTTCAGCTTATGTAAGTTGGGACTCTAGTGATGAAGACAAAAGACAAGCAGCTATAGCTAGCTATGGAGAGGCTGTCTCGGAGTTTTCATATGCCAGCTTAGGTTCTAGAAGAAGAGACTTCTCTGACCTAACAACTAATCTCAGCGGCAGACCCGGTTTAGGCCAACCAGATTTTGATTGGTTTAGACCCGGACAAGCAGTCCCGACTAAAAGTAAAGAAATAATCGCTTTCGCTCGAACGGCTTATCGTAGAATAGGATTAATCCGAAATGCGATAGATCTTATGGGCGACTTTGCTTGCCAAGGCATTCGCTTGGTTCATCAGAACCCACGAATAGAAAAGTTTTATAATGATTGGTTTAGTCGAGTAAAAGGTCCTTTTGTATCAGAGAGAGTCTGCAACCTCTTGTTTAGAGAAGCGAATGTGCCCATTCGTATGAAGACTGCCAAGCTCAACAAACAAAAAAGACTAAAGATGCAAAAATCCGTAGCTTCTCCAGATATGCAGGCAATTTTAAATGATAAAAAGTTTCAAAAAGGTGAAATACCTTGGCAGTATCTATTTTTAGATCCTTTATTGGTAGAACCCGTAGGTGGTGTTGTATCAAATATGATTGGTAATCGTTTATATAAAATGAAAATACCAGCTTATATGAAGAAAGAAATCAGAAGGCTACAATCAAGCAGAAAAATTGCAGATCAAAATGCTTTAGCACAAATACCTGCAGACCTACTAAGGGCAGTAGAGTCAAGTGAAGGGGTAATACTCCCTCCGGATAAAACTTTTATGTTCCACTACAAAAAAGACGACTGGCAAGAGTGGGCAGATCCTATGACCTACGCATGTTTCAAAGACTTGCTTCTATATGAAAAATTAAAGCTAGCAGACCAAGCAGCTCTGGACGGAGCTATATCTAAGATTAGAGTTTGGAAGCTTGGCAATCTAGATCATAAGCTAGCACCAACAGCATCTGCCGCTTCAGCACTTGGGGACATATTAGGAACCAATGTTGGAGGAGGTACAATGGATATTGTTTGGGGTCCTGATATCGAGCTAATAGAAACAGGAACAGACGTTCAAAGATTTTTAGGGGCTGAGAAATATCATCCTACACTTATGGCTATCTACGCATGTCTTGGAATACCCCCAACGCTCACTGGAACATTTGGAGCATCTGGGACTACCAACAATTTCATCTCTCTTAAAACTTTAACAGAGAGACTAAACTATGTTAGAAACATTCTATCAAATTTTTGGAATGAACAAGTAAGGATAGTTCAGGAATCAATGGGCTTTAGATCACCTGCTGAAGTAGAATTTGATTTTATGTATCTGGATGATCCAGCTTCAATGACTCAACTCATGATAAATCTAGCTGATAGAAATATCATTAGCGACGAGTTTGTTCAAAGAAACATTAAGGCTACGCCTTCAGTTGAGCGTAAGCGTTTATCTAATGAGGATAAGAGAAGGAATAGAGGAACTATGTCAGAAAAGATTAGTCCGTTCCATGCTGTAGATAAAGACTTCTCCTTAGAAAAGATAGCCTTGCAAACAGGAGTTGCTACTCCTAGTGAAGTAGGCTTAGATCTTGACGAAAGAAAAGAAGGTCAAGAACCAGCTCTTGAGATGCGAAGACCTAAAGAGAAGAAAAGTCCGGATGATAAAGAAGAGAAACAACAAATGCTTCCTTTCACGGAAGACAAAGACACTCCGCCCACTGAAGGCCCCGGAAGACCAAAGAACTCAAGAGATTCCATACAAAGAGAAAGAAGGACATTTAAGCCTAGACGCAAAGCTGCTATTGAGTTATGGGCAAAACAAGCTCAAGAAAAAATATCCAAAGCTGTAAACTCTGTAATACTTGATGGGTTCGGAAAGAAGAACATGAGAAGCTTGAGCAGTGATCAAACAAAGCAGGCCGAAATGATGAAATTTGAAATACTATTTAATCTTTCACCTGAAGAAGACATAAGTCAAGATAAAATCTTTGCAGCTATATCAACAAACATATCTAAACAAATACACGAAGAGTGCGATTCTTGGATTTCTGAAGCCTCCACTCAAATTGGAAGGCGCCTTACTATCGAAGAGATTAGAAACCTTAGAGCGGCTTTCTATGCAGAATATAAGTCATAATTTGCATTAAGCCACTTTTGGTGTAGCTATTTTAGAAGAGGTAATATATATATGAATAAAATAACTGTATTCGACGCTGAAAGAGAAGCGGGGATTGAAGAGCAAATCAGATCCCAAGCATCTTTAGCATATGTTTCGCAATTATGCCCAGCAGCTCCGGCAGCTAAATCTAAAAATGCTTTTAAGCCCCTTAATAAGAACTTGTTAAAGGATATCAAAGCAATAGCCGGACAGAAAGATAAAGACGTTTTTAGAACGTTTTCTATTTTAGTCAGTACTTCTTGGAATAAGAACGACGATGTTTTTTCCCAAGATGAAGTCTGGGCAGCAAAAGAAACACCAACATACAAACCCGCCAATTTAGAACACGATGAAAAAAAGATAGTTGGTGGGATTATCGGTACATGGCCGGTAGACGATGAGTATAATCTTATTGATCCTAACGTAAGTTTGGATGAGCTACCAGAGGTGTACCACCTTTTAGTTTCTTCTGTCATTTACAACCAGTGGCAAGATCCAGAGTATAAATCTAGAGCAGAAGAATTAATTAAGAAGATTGAGGATGGGCAAATGTTTGTCTCTATGGAATGTGTTTTTAGCGGTTTTGACTACGCAGTCGTTGCCCCCAATGACGATAACCACATTGTAGCTAGAACTAATGACACAGCTTTCTTGAGTAGGCACTTGCGAGCTTATGGTGGAACTGGCGAGTTCCAAGGTCATAAAGTAGGTAGACTCTTAAAAAATATAACATTTTCTGGGAAGGGTTTTGTTGAAAAGCCTGCTAACCCAGACAGCATAATTTTTGATAGAGAAACCGCTTTTGATTTTACTAACGCGTCCATCGCGAAAAACTTGTTTTCCTATAATAATGGTGTATCTGTTAGAGTAGGAAATGACGAATTTTCTGAAACGAACTCACAGGAGAATCTTGATATGTCAAATGATATTTTGAATGATCAGATCCAAGAGCTCAAAGAAGCACTCGCTGCTGTTAAAGCTGAGAATAAAGAGCTAAATGCACAAGTTGCAGAAGCCAACGTGGGGAAATGGGAAACTCAAGTTGCTGAAATGAAAGAGCAAGTTAAATCTGAATACGAAGAGAATTTAATTGAGCAAGTACAATCAATTAAAGAAGAATTAACAGATCGTGTTGATTCTTACCTAGAATATGTTGCTGACGAGTGGATTGCTGAAAATCAACTCGCAGTTGAAAAAGGTCTTAAGACCGAAATGACTGAATCATTCTTGACAGGAATGAGAAGTCTTTTTGAAGAACATTATGTATCTATTCCTGACGAAAAATATGATGTACTAGAGAATATGGTAGATAAACTTGATGAAATGGAAGGTAAACTCAACGAGCAAATTGATAAAAATGTT